TAATGAGGGGGTAGAAGCTACCAAAGAACACAATAAAAGCATTTTCTCCTTGAGTGAGACTCAATATCTTAAAGATGTTGTGAATAGTACACCTGGCTCCTTGAACAGGGAGATGTTAGGTGAGAAGTTTTCTTCTTTAGCACGACGATATGGTCGTAGTTTAGAGAGGAATTTGAAGATGTTGAGAATGGATATTCTTCGTTTTTTACGTCGCTTTAGCAGTCATGCTCGTGTCAATGTCAGCTTTTTGTTTAATTTATTTTATGGTGTATATAATTTGTATTTAAATACGTCACGTTTTAATTTTGTAGCTAATTTAGTTTATATTATCACGCTTTTTTTAGGTGATAAATTTGAGAAATACTTTGATGTTATTAATGTTTGGTGTCAAAACGTCTTAGAGTCATTTCTTAAAGAGGGGAAATTAGAAGCTGAATCCTTTTTCTCAGAACACACTTTTTCTCTTAAACAATATTTTGAAATATTTTTATCATCTCGTGTTGTTAGTTCAGTACGAGTTTTAATTTTAAATTTAGTTGGTTTAAGATTTTTTAAAAGAGATCATGCACAGAAATTTGTAAAACTTTTAGGACCTGCTGTTAAAGTATCCCTAATTGATTTTACATATAATATGTTAGATGCCGTCGAAAAGATGGTTGATTTTTGTAAAGATTTATATGTTACAGGTTCTGTATATGAGGCTCTTAAAAAGAGAGATAAAGAGTTAACCTTTGTTGAGAGTTCGAAGGAATTAATATTTAAATCATCATCCGTTTATTTGGGAGATGATATGAATTTTAAAGATGATGAAGCATTGGTTGGAAAAATTCCTGCCAATAAATATATTGACGATTTAAGGTCAAAAATTTTTGAAGGTGAGAGTATAGTAAGGACAGTTAGATCTTCAGCTCCTGTAAAAGCTCAATTATATGCTTTAAAAACATTATTAAGTGATTTACTTGGAAAAGTAAGATCTAAATCACGTAGAGCGCCTATTGGAATTATTATTTATGGTGATCCAATGATAGGTAAATCATCTATTTTAACTCATTTTTATAAATTATTTTGTAAGCATAGAAATTATGTTT